GTGAGGCAGGAATAGAAAAAGATACAGGCAGTACTAGCGGAAAAGCAGTTGACGCATGGAAAGAAGTAGTCGCTAGTGGTGCATTAGGCGATAGCGAAAATGAGTGGTTAGGACAAGGTTATAAACAAGCTCTAAACGGTCTAAAAGATAAAAGTCTGCAATCAAGAATCAGCGGTAGTCGCGCTCTTCAAGAAATGTTGTTTAGTACTGCTGTGCAACATGGCCCCGCCGGCGCACAGAAAATTATGAACAGTGTGTTCAAACCAGGCATGACCGATGAACAACTGGTAAAAGCTGTGTATGCGGAAAGAGGAGCCGACGGCGGCAAAAAACATTTTGGCGGCAGCACTGCTAACGTACAAGCCGGTGTAGTAAACAGATTTGGAAATGAAGAAAAAGACATAATGGCCTTGTTGAAAAGTGGAGGAGCACCTGCATCTGCATCTGCAACAGCCCAGACTCCGCCTAGCAACGTACCTACTACCGCTGCTGTCCAAACAGCAGTAACTCCAACACCAACCACAGGAGCAACTACACAACAAGCAGAAGCTGCTAGAGCTCAAGCTGCCGCAACTGATCCGAGAAGAACAGACCGTCCCCAAACCGCTGTAGCCGGCGCCCGCCAAGAAACACCTGAAAGTCTACTTGCTAGCTTAAATACTAAGATGGATCAATTGATTGCACTAAATCGTTCATTGAAAGATACCAATGAACGTCAGCTATCAAGATTAGGAAACATAGCTCAACACGACAACTTGTACGCTTAAAGGAAGATAAACAATGAGTTGGAAAAAATATTTCACACCAGTCAAACTAGACAACCAAATGGGTTCGTCTAGTCCAATCTCTGGTGGTGGCCGTCCGGGTCCTGCTCGTGCCAATTATTCCAGTTATCTTCCTGATGTCTATGCAGGCACACCCAATCGCATTGAAAGATACATGCAGTATGACACCATGGACATGGATTCAGAAGTCAATGCTGCTCTAGATATTCTTGCAGAATTCTGTACACAGAAAGACAAAGAAAATGCTACACCGTTCCAAACTTTCTATCGTGGCAACCCCACTTCAACTGAAGTCAAACTCATAAAAGAAAGTCTTCAGAAATGGACCAAACAGCAACAGTTTGAAACTAGGATTTTTCGCATAGTTAGAAATGCTTTCAAGTACGGCGACGTATTTTTTATTAGAGATCCTGAAACTAAAAAATGGTTGTTTGTGGATGCGGCCAAAGTTACAAAAATCATTGTAAACGAAAGCGAAGGCAAGATTCCCGAACAATATGTAGTCAAAGACATTAACTTTAATTTTAAAAATTTAATTGCAGTAACTCCGCATGGCACAACAAATACCAGCCCAACTGGTACATCAACAAGTTATTCAGGCGGTAGTCAAGGTAGAGGTATGGTGGGCAACGTTAGCCAACCTCCGGGCACACGCTTTCACAATCAAACAAATGAAGTAACTGTTGATGCAAAAAACGTAGTTCATATCAGTTTATCAGAAGGACTTGATGCCAACTATCCATTTGGTAATTCATTACTAGAATCAGTGTTCAAGGTCTACAAGCAGAAAGAATTGCTTGAAGATGCTATCATTATCTATCGTGTGCAACGTGCTCCTGAGCGCCGCATATTTTATATTGACGTTGGAAATATGCCAGCACACATGGCCATGAGCTTTGTTGAACGTGTTAAAAATGAAATTCAACAAAGACGTATTCCTAGCTCCACAGGTGGCGGTAACAATGTTATTGATGCCAGCTACAATCCTCTAAGTGCTTCAGAAGACTATTTCTTCCCACAGACAGCAGAAGGACGTGGATCAAAAGTTGACACACTAGCAGGCGGCACAAATCTTGGCGAAATTACAGATTTACGCTTTTTTACCAACAAGCTGTTTCGTGCTTTAAGAATACCGGCAGCCTATTTGCCTACAGGTATTGAAGAAGCTTCAAACACAGTTGCTGACGGCAAAGTAGGCACAGCCTATATTCAAGAGCTGCGTTTTAACAAGTATTGCGAACGCCTACAAAACAGTATTGTAGAAACATTTGACTTGGAATTCAAGTTATGGATGGAATCAAATGGTGTAAACATTGACCCAAGTCTATTTGAATTAAAGTTTAATCCTCCACAGAATTTTGCAGCCTATCGTCAAAGTGAATTGGACACTGCTCGTGCAGCCACATTTGCACAGTTACAGGAAATTCCGCATCTCAGCAAACGTTTTGCTATGAAACGCTTCTTGGGCATGACTCAAGAAGAGATTACAGAAAACGAACGCATGTGGAGAGAAGAGCAAGGCGGCAACCTAAAACCTGTGCTAGATGCTGCTGGACAAATGCGTTCTGTAGGAATTACTCCGTCAGGAACTCAAGCAGATCTAGCTGGCCAAGAAGCAGAAGCACCACAAGAAGCACCAGTAGATACAGGTGCAGAAGGTGAAGCAGCGCCAGCAGAAGCACCGGCCCAGTGATAAATATCATATGCTCCTATTAGAATTCCTTTATTTCAATGACAACAACAACGACTTTGCAGTTGATCGTCGTTATGAAAACAACAAAGACAGTTCTGTGCTCAAAAGAAGTGACACTAGAAAAACCCGCCTAACACTAAGACAGATCAATAGACTGCGCATGCAGGCAGAAGCACACGACTATGAGCGTGATTCTGAATTGGAATTTGTAAGACAGATGTATGGAGCACCAGCAGGTGAAGCAGAGCAACCAGCAGAATAACGTTGCATTTGTACTAGGCAACGGCACCAGCAGACGCAGTTTAAATCACAATAACTTACTGGATAAGGGCATAGTCTATGCCTGCAATGCCATGTACAGAGAATTTGAACCGCACTATCTCATAGCTGTGGATGTCAAAATGGTAAATGAAATAGTGGCCTCTGGCTATAACAAAACACATGCTGTATGGACCAATCCAAACAAAGGTATCAGTACCAAACATCATCTCAATCTATTCAACCCACACAAGGGTTGGAGCAGTGGACCCACAGCTCTTTGGTTTGCCAGCGAACAGGGACACAGAGACGTTTATATTTTTGGATTTGATTTTCAAGGCCTACAGGGCAGATTCAACAATGTATACGCAGACACCTACAACTATAAAAAAACCAGCGACACAGCAACATTTCATGGCAATTGGTTAAGTCAGACCGAAAGAACCATTAAAGATTTTCGACACACTCAATACTATCGTGTGATCAATCCAGGAGACTTTGTGCCCGATCAACTGGGTATACAGGTCAAAAATATCAAGCACATCACCTATGATGAATTCAACAGCCGTTTTCCTGGCTGTACTTATACCGCTGAAACTGTTCAAAAAACTACCATTTAACCCCAAATTGTAATCATAGTGTTAAATAAAAGCACAGCCTAACCATCTTGAAGGAGAATATAACATGGCAGAAAAATCACTACTTGAGCAGATGCTCGAGCGTTTGGTCAATGACGATCAAACCAAAGCAGAAGAACTATTCCACGAGTACGTAGTTGCAAAATCTCGTGAAATCTATGAAAATCTAATCGAAGCTGAAATGGCCGACGATGAAGAGGAAGAAGAAGTTGACGAAGCAGCAGAAGACGAAGATGCTGAAGAAGAAAAAGTCGACGAAGAATTTGAAGACATTGCCTACGAAGGTGATGACGAAATGCCCCCAATGGGCGGTGATCCAACAGACGATCTAGAAGGCGAAATGGGTCCTGAAGAAGACGGCGATCTAGCTGATGAATCCGAAGAAGAATTATTCCAAGACCTAGACAGTATTGTAGACGAACTACAAGCACGTTTTGACAAGCTAGGCGGCGGTGAAGAAGGCGGCATGGACGGCATGGACGGCATGGACGGCGATAAAATGAAAGACGACTTTGATCTAGCCACAGTACGTGAGTATGTAGAAAAAGTTCCAGGCGGTCACGGTGCAGAAAAGAAAGGTCAAGGCGAAGGAGCACTGTCAGGCACAGGTAAACTAAGCCAAGGTTCCAGCACAAATGCCAAGAGCATTGTAGCTGGCAAGAACGATATGGGCGGTACAACAGCCAACATTCTAGGCAGCAAAGAAGAAGCAGCCAAGTATGTGGGTGCAGGTGGTGGCCAACTAGGCGGATCTAGCCTATTCAAAGGCACAGCCAAAGAAGATAACGCAGGTAATATCAACGTTCCAGGCGGCAAGGCAGGTGGTGCTTTCTCAACGAAAGAGCCAGGCCATGGTGCAGAGAAGAAAGGTGAAGCTGAAGGCAAATTCAGCGGAACAGGCGGTTCTTCCGGTTCGGTTGATAAAGCAAGTCTTTTCCGTGGTCGTAGATAATAGGACGCAATGGTGAAAACTAATCTCAGTGAACAATTGAGTTTTGACCAGGCTAAGATTGTCTTGGAGAGCGAAGGTGAGGGCGATAAAAAATCGCTGCATCTGAACGGTATCTGCATTCAAGGAGATATCCGTAACCAGAATCAGCGAATTTATTCTTCTCAAGAGATTGGCAAGGCTGTCAAAACGCTTAACGAGCAGATCTCTGGCGGATATTCAGTTTGCGGAGAGTTAGATCATCCTCAGGATTTAAAAATCAATCTAGATCGTGTTAGTCATATGATTACCAAGATGTGGATGGATGGTCCTAACGGCTACGGAAAACTTAAAATAATCCCTACTCCAATGGGTCAGCTAGTGCAGACCATGTTAGAGTCGGGAGTGAAGTTGGGTGTATCGAGTAGAGGTTCCGGTGAAGTAGACGGCAGTGGTAACGTTCAAGGTTTTGAAATTATCACGGTTGATATTGTAGCACAACCTAGCGCCCCGGGAGCTTACCCAACTCCAGTATACGAACACTTGATGAATACTACAGGTGGATTTAAGGCATTTACAATGGCAAAAGAAGTACAAGGCGACCCCAAGGCACAGAAATACTTAGCAGAGAGTCTGGTGAAAATCATCAGAGGTCTCAAATAACAGTAGGAGAATCACATGCTAGATATTGTTAAACAATTGTTTGAGAACAATGTGATTTCCGAAGAAGTCAAATCGGAAATTGAATCAGCTTGGCAAAGTAGAATTCAAGAAAATCGTGATGAAGTCACTGCCACACTACGTGAAGAATTTGCACAAAAGTATGAGCACGACAAGTCAGCAATGGTAGAAGCCGTAGAAACAATGCTAGCAGACCGCCTACAGGCAGAGCTATCAGAGTTAGCCGAAGACCGCCAAGGACTTATCGATGCACGTACAAAATATACACAAAAAATGAAATCAGATGCTACAGCAATGGAAGCATTTGTGTTGAATAATTTGCGTAAAGAACTTGCAGAGCTACATGAAGATCGTAAAGCAGTTGCTGACAACGTTGGTAAATTAGAATCTTTTATCGTGGATGCACTAGCGAAAGAAATCGCGGAATTCCATGCAGATAAGCAAGACTTAGCTGAAACCAAAGTAAAACTGGTGCGTGAAAGCAAAGCCAAGTTTGAACAGATAAAGAAAGATTTTATTGCTCGTTCATCAACTATCATTCAAGAAACAGTCTCTAAAGGACTCAAAGCTGAAATGGTACAGTTGCGCGAAGACATCGACGCTGCCCGCAGAAATGATTTTGGTCGCAGAATTTTTGAAAGCTTCGCCAGCGAATATGCTGCAAGCCATCTCAATGAGAAGAGCGAAACAGCTAAACTTCTAAAAGTAGTTGCTACAAAAGAGCAAGAACTTGAAGAAGCAGCAAAAATTGTTGCAGAAACACAGAAATTAGTTGAAAACCGTGAACAAGAATTACGTATTGCGCAAAACACAATGAACCGCAAGGAAGTTATGAGCGAATTGCTTGGACCATTGGGTGGAGACAAACGTGAAGTAATGAAAGAATTACTTGAATCGGTTCAGACAGAAAAACTATACACCGCTTATGACAAGTATCTACCTTCAGTGATGAACGGTAGCAATGCTCCAGTCAAGAAAGCGTTGACAGAAGGCAAAGAAATTACAGGCGATAAAAATCAGGCACAATCTTTTAGCAGAGAAGAAAAATCTGCTGAAATTTTTGACATCCGCAGGCTTGCGGGACTAAAAGTTTAAGGAGAACTATAATGTCACAATTACTCGAGTCACGCTGGTCGGAAACCAAAGAAGCGCTTTTAGAAGGTCTTCAAGGTAACAAGCGTTCAGTAATGGCAACTACTCTAGAGAATACCCGCAAGTATTTGGCAGAGAGTGCCACAGCTGGAGCTACATCCGCTGGCAACGTTGCAACCCTAAATCGTGTGATCCTTCCAGTGATCAGACGTGTACTGCCTACCGTTATTGCTAACGAGTTAGTAGGTGTACAACCAATGACTGGCCCAGTTGGTCAAATACATACACTACGTGTTCGCTATAGTGATACATTCACTGGCGCCACAGGTGACAGTACCACAGCTGGTGAAGAAGCACTAAGCCCATTCAAGATTGCTGAAGGCTATTCTGGTAATACCAACGGTGTAGCTGATGCAACAGCTGCCAAAGAAGGTGTTGCTGGTAACAGACTAAGCATCCAAATCTTGAAGCAAACAGTTGAAGCCAAGACACGTAAATTGTCAGCTCGCTGGACATTCGAAGCTGCACAAGATGCACAAGCCCAACAAGGTATTGACATCGAAGCAGAAATCATGGCTGCTCTTGCACAAGAGATCACAGCTGAGATTGACCAAGAAGTTCTACGTAGCCTAGGTACTTTAGCTGCTTCAGCAGGTAACACCCACGCATACAATCAAGGTGGCGTATCTGGTGTTGCTACATTCGTTGGTGACGAGCATGCCGCATTGGCAGTCGGTATCAACCGTGTTGCTAACGTGATCGCTCAGCGTACACGTCGCGGTGCTGGTAACTGGGCAGTTGTTAGCCCACAGGCATTGACAATTCTTCAAAGTGCTACAACTTCTGCGTTCGCAAGAACAACAGAAGGCACATTCGAAGCACCTACAAACACCAAGTTTGTTGGTACTTTGAACAGCGCAATGAAAGTGTATGTAAACACATATGCTGCTGATAACAGCGCAATTGTTGTTGGTTATAAAGGTTCTAGCGAATCTGATGCAGCAGCATTCTATTGCCCATACATTCCATTGATGAGCAGTGGTGTTGTTCTAGACCCAGCTACATTTGAACCAGTTGTTTCTTTCATGACTAGATATGGTTATGTTGAGTTAACAAATACTGCTTCATCGCTTGGTAATGCAGCAGACTACCTAGGTCAGGTAACAATTGCTGGTGTAACTTTTATCTAATTTTAGATTTATATACACCTGTAACAAATTCAAAAAGGCTCTTCGGAGCCTTTTTGTTTGACTTAAATATCACATGCAGTTGAACAATGAAAATGATTTTGTGTTATTAAGACCCCAATTTGCAGAATGGCGCCGGAGATTCCCTATGTTTGATCATGATGTGCGCAACATAGAAAAAATTATAGATCAACATATACAAGCACACAGCAAGATAATGGTTATGCACAGACAGACCAAAAATCGCAGCTACTTGGAAAAAGCACAACGTGAAATTGATGCTATGAATAGCGTATTAGCCACGGTGGAAAAAATGGAACTCATGAGTCTACTCAGCCGCGGATAAATAAAGTATCTAAGTTAGTTATGCGGTACCCGCCGCGTAGACCTAGAACGTCAACATAAGGAGAAACAAATGGGACGTCCATTAAAGAAAGATCAAAATGGTGTAGATGTTATCAACACCCCACTACTCACAGCCACAGGTATCACCGTACGATTTCATGACGGTACAGCTCTAAGAACAGACGGTATCATCATTAAACAGATAGGTGGAAAAAGATACAGAATAGCTAGAATTGGAACACCTACCGTGACCACTGCTTGCACCCTAGTCAGCGGTACTCCAGCAGCAGAAGGAGAAGTCAGTATTCAAGGTTATAATTCAGGAGGCAGCGGTCAAGGAGCTCAAGTTACGGCTAACTTGGTATCTATTGCTAAATTAACCAAGCGTGTGGCCACAGATTACAGTGGTAATCGCTACACTTGGTTTCTAGAAAACGATTCATCTGCAGACTACATTGTTCTAACAGCTCTATAATCTAGGAAGCATACATGGGACAGTTTGTACAAGTAAGCGGTGACTATAATATCAAATCCGGTGAAGGCGCTGTTATCACGCTGGATACCGGTCCTGGTGTCGGCACCACTCGCGTTACTGGTAATTTGCTTGTTGAAGGCGACACGCTAAACGTTTCTGTTGAAAACCTAAATGTCCAAGACAACATCATAACTCTAAACTACGGTGAAACAGGTAGTGGGGTCACTCTTAGATATTCAGGCATTGAAGTTGATCGAGGGTCGTTAGAGTCAGTGTCATTTTTGTGGGACGACAACGACGACTCTTGGAATTTGAAACAGGGAGCTGGGTATAATTCCAGCCGACTGAGAGTCAAAGAAATTCTTACCAATCCTGACACAGACAGCGGCGATTTAACATTGATAGGCACTGGTACCGGAGTTGTTAAAGTAACTGGAACAACAGCATACGAACTACAGGTTACCGATGACGACGACGTACCTAACAAGAAATACGTAGATGATGCAATTCAAACCAATCCTACTTTCCAGATTCTAAGAGGGGATACCAGAGCCGCAGCATTTGACATCAGCAATCCCATTGATCCAGGACTATTTCCAATTGGCCCTTATTTTGCACAGCCAACAGAAAGTGTTATAGGTTTGGCTGTAGATGATAACATTGTGGCGCAATTTTTCCGCAACAGGGTGCAGCTCGCAGGCATTAATTTCTTTCTAGAAGATCCTACACCTGATACTCCTGGCATTCCTGATGCCACTGTGCTACAAACAGTCAACACCAACGGCAATATCAAATTAGAAACCAACGGCACCGGCAAGGTTCAAATAACCTATGCCCTACAATTGGATAATCCTGGCACAACTCCGGCAGCAGTGACCAACGCCAGTTTGGTTTACGGTGGAACAGTTGGCGCTGGCAGCACAGGTGTCTATTTTAGAAACACTGTTAAGAATGACGAATTGATAAGCAAGAGCAAGGCTCTTGTTTTTAGCATGATATTTTAAGAGATAATAAAAAATGATATACAGCACACGACTAACAACTTCAGGAGATACACTAGTGTTTACAAGTACTAGTACAGGAGCCCCAGTTGGCGGCGCTGTAGTTGCACAAGATAATGCTATTACAAATATCATAGTTTGTAATACAGGAACACCTAACTTAACAGACGAAACTGTCAACAGTTGCACCTTAACATTAAATCTAGTAGCAGCAGGTGGAGTAAGTTCTGATACTAATACCATTGTTAAAAATCTAATTGTACCTGCAGGAGAAACTGTGTTTTTTAGCGATGAGCGTGTGGTATTGCGGGGCAGCAGCAGTTACGGTAACGATCAAATACGTGCCACTGCCAGCGTGGGCAATCTATTAAGTATCACAGTGAGCGCACTACCAGTATGAGATTCCTAAAACAAAAAACGTTGAGCAAGTACAGTCCCAGTGACCAATCACTGTTTACCAACCATTTTGGTCGTGCAGTCATGCAGCTTACTGGAGGGCTTAGATTGCCTAAAGGAACCACGGCACAGCGCCCACAACTCAGCGGTGTTAGAACCACAGGTGCTGCCAATGGATTTATGAGATACAATACTACTACCAATTCCATTGAAGCCTATATCGACGGAGTGTGGGAAGTGGTCAGAGCTCCAGGAGCCACTGCTATTACCAAGCAAACACTGGGTCCTGGTAATAATGTAGAAACCACATTTGGTCCCCTAACAAAAATACCAAACAGTGACAATAACATTTTGGTATTTGTGGAAAACGTATTTCAAATTTCCACAACCAACTATAACCTTGTGAACAACTATCTTGGATCGGGTAATACCCATATTGTTTTTACCAGTTCAGTACCCTTAGACAAATATATAACCATATACTTTGGCTACGCTGACTAAGATCACTGGAGCGAACCAATGTCAGAACCGTTTGTAGCACAACTTGGTAGGATCAGCGGCAAGCTGCTGTCAGACAATCTTGTTAGAAACGGCACGCCCCTAACTTTTAGAAACGGTCCGGTAGATGCCGATCTGCTGTATCTAGATGTCAACAATGCTAGGATTGGTATCAATACCAATCCTCCTACAGAAGCCCTAGACATCACTGGATCGTCTAGAATCAGCACAAACATGCTGGTAACTGGTACTGCTGCAACCATAGACAACATAATCTTAAATACTTCCGGCACAGTGACATCCACTGTGGGTCCTATCATTATTTCACCTACCGGAGCGGATGCTGTGGTGCAGTACGGCAAGGTACTAACGCCTGAATTTGAAATCAAGGATAATAGAATTAGAGGACTAGACACTAATTCAGATATCACATTAGATACCAGTGGCACAGGCAAGGTTGATATACTGGCCAGCACAGACATTGCCGGTAATCTAGCAGTTGTTGGAAATATTCAATCAACAGGCAATGTTAGCTTAGATGGGCAATTTATCATAGGTGATAGTCCTGTAGATACCATTGCGATTGCTCCTGATTTTACACAGAGTATTTTGCCTGGACTAACAAATACTTACGATTTTGGTACAGCAGTTAAGAGATGGAGAGATCTTTATCTTTATGACATGAACGGTGCTGATGCTGTAACAACACAGAATTTAGTCATCAGTGATCAAGTACAGTTTAGTAACCCCAACACTATTTCAACACTACAGAGCAATGACAATTTAATTGTATCTTCTGCCAGCGGTGTTATTAGAATAGATGATATTTCCATAAAGAAAACGTCAACTATTGGTCTAACAAGACTGAAATATGCAGGCTATGCTGATCTAGATTCACAATGGTTTGCTGGTAAAACGCCAGTTGAATCTAATGTACTCACAGCAGGCATTATCCAAGGAGTTGACAGTTTTACAAGTCCTAGTAGTACTACTCCTTTTAGTTTTTTATATACCGGATTCTTTCTAGCGCCAACAACAGCCACATATACATTCACAATATTTGCCGACGAGAAAGCATATATCTGGCTAGGTAATTATGCTATAGCAGGATATACTAATATTAATGCCAATGCCTATAGTGATTACTTTACATCGCATACAGGAACTTTTTCTGTTGCGCTAACAGCAGGCCAATTTTATCCAATAAGACTGCAATGGTCAAATCTAGGAGGTCCCGGCGATCTTACCACGTTCACATGGGCCAACGATGCAGGACAAGCAACTACATCAGATTTTACAGGTAGAGTTTTCACTGAGCCAGCAGCTGGTGGCACACAGGC